GGCGAAGCAAGAAACGAAGCGTACAACAAAATGCTTTCTATTGGGGCGTTTGGATACCTATCATTCAGCAGGCTATGAATGACACTTGGGGCGAGTTTTACCCTCCTAATGAGGTTCATAATGTACTGAAAGCCTTGTGTAATTATGAAGAGCGTCCTAATCCTGCTACTGGTGAGATACAGCGAGTGCCAGTGAGTAGCACCAAGTTAAGCACTTATGAATGGGAAAAGGAATTTAAGCAGCAAGTAAGGCAGATGTGTATGGATAATTTCAATCTTGATTTGCCTGAACCTGATAATGAGGAATAAGCAATTTTCACCCCTCGTTAAGCAAGGATAAAAACAAGTTATAAAGCACTGAATATCAAAGTGAAGATATAAATAAGCAAGTTTTAAAGTAAAATAAGCAATGAAAAAACGAATGAAAATGTTTGTTAGTTTTAAAAATAGTCGTACATTTGCATCATACTTCGCCAAAGTATGTTTTAGTTCTATTTCAGTATTAGCATTTTTTAATGTCAATACTGCAACAGCTAATGTTGCAAATATTATAGGCTATCATAACCCTGCGGTTTGCTATACTGAAAAGAATAGTAAATGTACTTTGGCGAGTAAAGGGGGCGATAGCCTTTCCTATTTTATTACTAATAAATATTTTCATTCGCAAATGCCAAAGTACGATGAAAATGTTAATGCAATGAATAATAGTAATTGCATAGACATGCCCTGCAGTGCGAAAACTGCCCACACTTCACTTTTAGAAATCCTACCGAAAGTAGAACATATCGGAATGGATTTGGAGGGTAAAATCTACAATCTTACCCAAACGAAAAATCACCTTTTAGACCTTTTTAATGAGGTAATGGACAAGTTGCCTGAAAGTAGGGTAAAGGATAGCCTATACTCTATTTTGTGGCAAATACAGACGATTGACGACTGCATCGCAGGCTGTTTGATCGCTGACGACTTCACGAACTTGGATAACCTCATTTACTACTCAAAGGAATTACTAACTTCTAAAAATATCTAATTATGTACGAAATAACAAACACAAACTATCAACCTATGCAAGAGTTAATTAAAATCACCGAACAAAACGGGAGTAAAGCCGTATCAGCAAGAGAACTATATGAGTTTTTAGGCTATAATAAAGCAGTATGGTCAAGGTGGTATCAGAAAAACATCTTAGAAAATGAGTTTGCTTTTGAAAATATTGATTACCAGACCCTCAACATAATGTTGAACGGTAACGAAACAAAAGACTTTGCCATTTCTATTGATTTTGCCAAAAAACTATCTATGAAAGCTAATACTGCAAGAGGCGAAGAAGCACGCCAATATTTTATTGAGTGTGAAAAGCAACTAAGAGCAAAAGAACAAGCGCACCACGCTCAAATTCCTCAATCATTTTCAGAAGCATTGCGATTAGCAGCAGAGCAAGCCGAGAAGATAGAAGAGCAACAAAAGCAACTGCAAGAACAAGCCCCAAAGGTATTATTTGCTGACACAGTAATAGGTTCTCAATCGTCCTGCCTTATTGGTGAACTTGCTAAACTCATCACTCAAAAAGGTTATGAGATAGGCGAAAAGAGGTTATTTAAGTGGTTACGAGAAAATCACTACTTAGGTAAAAAGGGCGAATATTATAACATTCCTAACCAGCAATACATTGAGCAAGGACTATTCGAGTTAAAGAAAGGCACACGCTCAGGAAACGGCGGAGTAATGCATACAACCATAACACCAAAAGTAACAGGCAAAGGGCAAGTGTATTTCGTGAATAAGTTCCTAAGAACACTATAAAAGAATTGTAATGTGACCATTGTGCACCCCGATAGGCAAGCACTCACGTTCGAGCCGTGAGCGGGGGCTAAAAACAACCCGATTTGAAGGAGATTGAGTGCGCATAAATCTTTATCAAATCTCTAATTTCAAATCAAAATGAATGAGTATCAAGAGTTTTTGCGATTAAAACAAAAAGCAAAGGAGCATAAAGGCTTTGCACCACTGCCGATGAACCCTAAACTATTTCCTTTTCAGCAACATATTGTTGCTAAAAACATTCTCAAAGGCAAACACGCTGTATTTGCTGATTGCGGACTGGGAAAGACGGTAATGCAGCTGGAAACTGCTACCCAAATCGTAAGACACACCAATAAACCTGTGCTTATACTTGCTCCTTTGGTGGTGGTAGCACAAACCAAAAGAGAAGCAGAAAAATTTGGGTTTGACCTTGATAAGGTAACCATTACCAACTTTGAGAATTTGCACAACATCAACCCACAAGAGTACGCAGGGCTGATCGTCGATGAAAGTTCTATAATGAAGAACTTTGAAGGGCATATAAAAAAGCAACTCTTTGAGTATTTTCACAATACCTCCTACAAGTTTGCTTTTACCGCTACCCCTTCGCCAAACGACCCTATGGAACTGGCTAATCACTCGGAGTTTTTAGGCTATCAAAGTAGATTAGGAATGCTCGCTACCTATTTTATTAACGACCAAGACCACACAAGCAAATGGCGATTGAAAGGGCACGCTGTAGAGAAGTTCTATCAGTTCATATCAAGTTGGGCAATAATGCTTACCAACCCTGCTGATATAGGTTACCCAATGCAAGGGTATGATTTATCAGAGGTGATTTACAAGGAGTACCAAATCACCACACAAAATGATTTTAGCAACGGTTTGTTGTTTCCTAATATGGCAGTATCGGCTACTGATTTCAACAAAGAATTGAGGCGTACCAAAGAACAACGTATCGCAAAAGCTATTGAGATTGCTAATGCCGATAATGAGCCCCATATCGTATGGGTAAAACACAACGATGAAAGCAAGGAAGTAACCTCAGGTATTCGTGGGGCGGTAGAAGTATCAGGAAGCGATACTCCAGAGGATAAGGCGCAAAAGCTGTTAGACTTTGTAGACGGCAAATACAGAGTTTTGGTTACTAAACCACAGATAGCAAAATACGGATTAAACTTTCAGCACTGCCTGCATCAAACCTTTATGAGCCCTGACTTCTCCTTTGAGGGCTTTTACCAAGCAGTAAGGCGTTCGCATCGTTTTGGGAAGAAAGGCGATGTAACGGTGAATATCATCACTACCGACACAATGCAGAACGTTATGAGTACCATAAGGGAAAAGGAGACACAATTCAAACAAATGCAAGAACTAATGATTAAAAACCAAGAAATATGCAAACACCTACATTCAGAGCCATACACGGCGATTGCGTAGAGGAAGTGGCTAAACTCCCTACCGATAGTATAGATTTCTCAATATTCAGCCCCCCATTTGCCGAATTATACGTTTATTCAGACGATATTCGTGATATGGGCAACTGCAAGAATTACGATGAGTTCTTTGTACATTTTCAATTCCTTGTGAAAGAGTTAGCAAGGGTAGTAAAAAGCGGGCGATTGGTAGCCGTACATTGTATGGATTTACCAGCAATGAAAGGCAAAGACGGATATATAGGGCTCAAAGACTTTTCAGGAATGATCATTCAATCATTCCAGAAAGAGGGTTTCATATACCACGATAGAATAACAATTTGGAAAAGCCCAGTAGTAGAAATGACCCGTACCAAGTCTATCGGATTGCTGCATAAAACGATCAAAAAAGACAGTAGTATGTCTCGCACGGGTATTCCTGATTATATCTTAGTGTTTCGCAATGCAGGTGATAATCTTGTACCTATTACACACCAAGATACTGATGAAAAACAAGAGAATTACCTCCCCGTAAGTTTATGGCAAAAGTATGCAGAGCCCGTATGGTATGACATCAATTACTCCGACACCTTGCAATACACCAGCGCACGTGATGAGAAGGACGAAAAACATATTTGTCCCTTACAATTAGAAACGATCAGGCGTTGTTTGCATTTGTGGAGCAATGAAGGCGAAACCGTATTAAGTCCGTTTGGAGGTATAGGAAGTGAAGGACACGAAAGTTTGAGGCTAAAACGCAACTTTATAGGGATAGAACTCAAGCCTTCTTATTACAACCAAATGCAAAGGAACTTACAACGAATGATTGACGACCTCAATCAAACAATGTTATTCTAAATACATCATTCATTTGTCTCCCCTTGTCTTTGGCGAGCGTTATTATTTGGCGTGCCATTGTCCAGAGAGTTTGTTAGGGGCGAGGGGAGTTTTTTTTAACAAGTACATAACACCTNCACAAAAACAAGCAGTCTAATATTTCATTCATTTGTCTCCCCTTGTCTTTGGCGAGCGTTATTATTTGGCGTGCCATTGTCCAGAGAGCAAGTTAAGGGCAAGGGGAGTTTTTTTAACAAGTACATAACACCTAAAACACAAAAGTAATGGGAAGAAACGTAAAACAAGGCTTCAATTACTTTTCTTTAGATGTGGACATATTTTCTGACATCAAGATTCGGAAACTAATCAAAAATCATTCGGGGCGAGCATTGAGCGTCTATATATGCGTTTTGGCTTTTATCTATCGCAATGGATATTACGTGCTTAACGATGAAGATTTTGGCTTTATAGTCTCAGAGCAAACTGGGGATAAAGTTGAGTTTATAGAAGCGGTCTTAGACTACTGTGTGAAAGTAGGATTATTTTCTGCTGAGATGTTTGAACAGGGCGTTTA